GTTTAGGAAGATCCATTAACCGGGATCCCGTGAAGTCGTTATGTTGGAGTCTGTAGAAGAATCTATTGCCTGTTTAAGGGCATAGTACCATTTTACAGCCATGGCTGTTTGCATTACAACCCTTCTTCTCTTTGTTTTCAAGAAGAAGAGGTCTAAAGAGGTTGTTCTAGTTCTTTTAAAGTAATTGATTTGAACTTTGTGATCATCGTCCAGTGATGGACGTTTTCCAATTTTCCAATCGAAATTTTGCTCGAAGGAAACTGCACACATGTCCTGGTATGCTTCAACTATCGGATGATAGGGTCTCATTGTTGGTTTAACCTGAACCCGTAGGGGTTTGTCTGGTAAAAGGTTGTTAGAAAGACCTATACCGTGTTTATCAAAGATCTCTTTCAATTGAGATACTTTCTTGATAACCCCTTTAAAAGGGTCTTCAGGATCAAATCCAGTTGGACGACCTGTGATAAACGAGTATCCAATACTGAAAGTTCCGATCAGATGGAGTCTTAACCCCTCAAGGGTGGACTCCCGATCGAACTGGCACCATGGGAAGGAATTTCTTCCATTCACAAGGTGTCTAAAACCCAGTATTATGTCAAGTAGATGGGTCTTCTTAGTGAAGACCTTCTCAGCTCGAACCCAGCTTTCTAAGATAGAATCAGGGACAGACCATCGTTCTGTTATCATTTCTAGAGCACCCGGGAGATTATATAAACTCTCACGGATAGATAGAAGTGAGTTAATAGATAATGGTGATAACTCAATTCCATTCATGAAAATTCTTTTACAGAATTCTCCGACTCTATACTCCGATTTAACAGTTAAGATGGATTTCTCCTTGTTTATAGGGACATCCATCTGATTAAGAGAATCTTGGTATATATTTGAAACATTACTGTTCCAGATACATACATCATCTCCTAATATAGAATAATCTTTAAAATCCCACAGTTTGTATTTCTCCCTTAAACGAGGGGGAAGTGACTCATAGTAGCAGAACTGAACAAAATAGTGGTGTGTCAAACTGAAAACCGCCCAAGAGCTATATGCTCCAAGTGGTTGACCGACTGCCCACCTTACTTTCATCAATTTCTTCCTTTTACCATTGTTCTTTTCCGTTAACCAATAATCTCTGTTAACGAGCATCTGGGTCCAGAAATCCGAAATTTCGGTACCAAACAGAAGTTTAACTACATGGGTCTGGGGTTCGATTGGAAAACGGTCTGTTGCTGATGATAGATCAAAACTATACATTGAATGGTCTTTTGAAAAGATCTTTGCCCTGTTAAAGGCAAGATTCTGATTAAAGGTTCCATCCATTGGTAGGGATCTCAGTAGATTCATCACGCCCAAGTGAATTGGTCGTAATAATCTCTGTGTCCAAAAGTCTAGAACAGCAATAATTCTCGTTTTACCACCGGCCTCAGGTACATATACTATTCTTCCAGTTTGAACATCGTAATCGAAGTCTTCTTTCTTAGTATGCTCTACGCAGGATTGAAAGGTTTTAAGGAAAGGTGCTTTGACAAAGGTCATAAATTTGATATAGAGATCATCTAGACCCTCTAGCTTTGCAGCTAAGGCATCTATATGGCTCGTTAGTATGGCTGGACCATTAGGTCCAGAATGTACACCAGCTAAAGTTGTGGGTTCTACCCATGAGGAATACTTCTCCTGTTCTAGGGGAAATTCATCCATGAAGGATTTAAAGGATTCAATTTTAGATTTACGGGATAGTATGTTTGATGGCTCCTTAGTTATTGGACTGACGTCCGCAACTGGGGGTAGAGTAATGAGTGTGTGTAGGCGCAAGCTCGTCAGAGCCAGTCGCACATGCCACTTCGAATCAGACTCCAGGAAGGGTACAAATCGGTTAATCACCAATGGTATACCACCTTTAGTTGATTTAGTAAATTTTAGTGGCTCAAAAGGTTGCCTTAAGGCAATTCTCAGAGCTATATTATAG